TGTGATGGTGTTGACGCCGGCGCCCAAACAGGCTTTCCGACAGTTATCGATTACTTCTTTCGCAGCCATAAGCAAATGGGGGCGAACCGAGCAAGCCCGATCCGCCCCGCACTCCTTTCCTCAGTGTGTCTTTACGTGCCGTTGACAGTCGTCACAGTCGCAGCGTTGTCGGCGCTACTGACTACGATCATGTCGATCGTTGGTACGTTGGTGTCACTTACGATAATGACATCACCGTTCCGCAGATGATTGGTCCAGTCATTGAAATAGCCAGAGGCAATCACCGTTGCAATCGCTTCAACAGTTTTGTAAATCCACAGTGTGCAAGTACCCGATTGAACACGGTTCATGTTCGTCGGATCGAAAGCACAGGGCAAGAATCGGAGCAAGATTTTCATGAAAATTTTCATCTAAGTCTCCGTCGAGCGGATTCGGTATCCGCCGATATTGTCGATAAGGCAAGCCTGCATAGACATCGAACCGACTGCCAGGTGAGACTGTTCCTTACCTTGCCATGTGAAGTCCATCGATACATCTTGGCCCGAAGCATGACCAACCGCTGATTTGTGGTAAGCAACATTCTCGCGAATGGTGCCGCCCGTCAGGGTCAGACCGCTGAAGCTAAAGATGTGGAACGAGAACCAGTTCTTTGCACTGAAGCCCACCTTTGGAAACGGCAGGTCAGATTCAGGAACATAATCGAGAGAGGCAAAAGGCGCCAATCCCATGAGGTCAGTCCAGCCTTGCGGAGCAGTGGCGAGGAATCGCTGGCCATCGTCAGGAACATCGGTATTACCGAAATCCTCGAAAGCTTCCTCGACCTTGGGCTGTGTAACAACACCCGTTGCCGTGGTTTCTTTCGAGAATGTATCGGTAATCGCGACGATATCCGCATCAGATGCGCGACCCAGGGCGCCGGCGATGGAAGCTGTAACAGCTCCACGCTCGTCATGCTCAATCTTCAACTCATCGAGCTTGTCGATGAACTCGCCACCGTACCTGTCGAGCAACGTACATTCGACATTCGTGTGAACGAGGTTGAGGATTGGAACCTGACCGCCACGGGTCTTGGTGCCTGCTACTCCTTTACCAATCTTCTGGAAGGTCGTGGACTTGCCGACGACATTTGTCTTACGCCGAACAGTGTTGAGCAATTTGGAACCCATGCGCTGATATGCAAGGTGAACCTCGGACTCAAACTGTTTGGTGAAAGCAACGTCAATCGAGTTGTCTTGGGTCATCGGGAAGATGAGTCCAAGTAACATTCGCAAGAACATTGTTATCTCCAAGTAGAAAGAAAGAAATACCGTTTCAGGTTATCTCTACTTGGCGCCTTGATCGGTTCTGCCGGTATCCGGGCCGAGGCGTCTTGTAGCGGCCTTCGACCCGAATAATAGCGCCGTTTACTTGTTCCCGTAAAGTCTCTTGTAGCCGTCTTCAACCTTCTTGATGAAGGCCGGATCTTTGTCCTGCCAGTAACGCTTGTCATTCTGCATGGTGCGCAACTCCTCGAGCGTCAATGCTGGCCCGCCGCCGTCACCATCAAAATCGCTTGGACCGCTTGATTTCATTAGAACTTCCAGTGCTTCTACCTGTTCAGCAGAGCTCAACAGAGGGTTGAGTGCAGCAAATTGCTCGTCGCTGAGCTTCGTTTCGAGCCAGTTGTGAACACGCAACATGCGGTCCTGGCCGTGATCGCCAAGCTTCGCGATTTCCGCGGCCACATCCGGCATTGCCGCAAGTTCCAGCTTGACGTAATCGTTCAGCCATTCGCTGACTTCATCCTGAGACATGCCCTTGGTTTTGGCCTTCTCGAAGAACCAGCTGACGATCGGATCATCAGTCGTCAGATCCAGCTCGACGTTATCAGGAATATTCAGGTCTTCCGACAGGTTGACCTCGTAAGACTCCGGCGCACTGGCAAGCATTTCTGCGTTTATCTCCGCCTTTATCTCATCCCGGTTTGTGCGCAGCTTGCCCTCGAGCTCGTTGTACGCTTTGCCAAGGATCTCGGTACGTGGCGCTTTTAAGTCTGGGTTCCAAAACTTATCAGCCAACCAGTCCGGTTTTGCTTCCGGATCACTGCCACCCTGCGGTTTCTTGTCGCCGTCTCCGTCGCCCTGCCCATCACCGTCGCCGTCACCGTCGCCTTCTTCACGTGGCAGAAAAAGCCACAGCAATTCAAGTAAATATTTCATGGTTTTTTGTCCTCACCGTCTTTGATACGTGTTGAAATTACGCCCATCAACCAGCGTGCGCCTTCCTGATACGAGTAGGTATTTTCAGGTAGGCCGGGTTCCAGCACCCGGTTGGTTGTGATGGACTTCAGATAATCAAGCACATCCTTACCGCACTGATCGCGAAAGGTAATCGCGAAGCACTCGTTCAGGTTGTGCTCAACTTTTGGTGGCCGCGCGATCCCATCGGGACCGACGTATTGTGGTTTTCGTTTTCGCGGTTCTTTCTTTTCCGGCCTCTTGTCCTTTCCTATTCCGTCTTCACTCATTGCCCTATTTCTGGTTGAGCTGGCAAGCCTCCCGGTGCTGTCTGTTGAGCGGCCTCGGCCATGCTCTCCATTATCTCCTCACGTTCGCCCTCACTGCGTACCATTTTCTGCGGTACTTCCCACTTGTCTTGCAGCTCATTCACCAGTTCATTCTGATCGATGAATACTTGCCCTTGCTGCGGTCCAAGTATGCCCAGAACATCACCCGCGAAACCGCGAATGCGTTCAATTTCTTCAAACTTCTGTGCGCGCGCTAATGGCGACTTGGCCACCACGCGAACCTCACGGCCATCGAGCTTCGGCATTTCCAGTATGCCGGCACGACTGAACAACCACACGATGCGCTGCAACATACGGTCAAGCCATTCGACTTTCAGGCGGCCAGATGGTCCCGATGTTTGTTCGGCAAGGTTTTGCATTCGCGCATTGATCTCTGTTGCGCTTCTCGGTGTCTGGTCCAGAGGTCCGAGGTTTTCTGCGAACAGTGCCTTGCGAATATTTTCCTGTTGCTGCGTGAGAACGATATCGGCCACGTTGAAATTGCTCGGGCTGTCGGTTCGTTCGAGTCCTCGAGAGTCAGGTGGTCGTGCATACACTGCGCCCGGTACGATCTCCACGTTATCGACGTTGATGGTGCCGTCGTCGTCGACCTGCCACAGACCCGAAATAGCCATTTGAGAGTTTTCAAGGATCATCTCCGTAACAAGGTTAGTTGTACGGATCGCAGGTAGTGCTGAGATGAGTGGGCCGCGGCCATATGTTTCGCCGGCAGCAACCGACCAACGTGGAGTGACATAAGGGCGAGCGCCAAGACCGCGATCCTCGTTGTCAACAACCAGTGATTTATCCTCACCAGCGACCACTTGATAGTGATAAACCGGCGTTCGTACATCCTGCCAATCCCGGTACGATGCTTCGACCAGGTTCGTAACTGCATCGGGATTGCCTTTTAGCTTGCCCTGCAGATCTTCAGAAATAACGGCATCAGACCAGATCAATTTAATGTCAGCAATGCGCACTTTCTCACGCACCCGGAATACACCGTCGACCTCCTTATTGGGTCCGGTATCCCAGAACGTATGCGCCTGCGGAATGCATTTGAACTGCAGCAACTTGCCGTCAATGCCATCATCGACAATCAGGGTCGACCAGCCAATTGCGATATCGGTCAGCACTTCCTGCGCTTCGTTGACAAAGTTGGAATTGACTATCGCATCCCAGATGAACCGGCCAACAACATCGAGCTGCGCCTGCAGCTCCTTGCGCTGTGTCGGATCTTCGATTTCAGGGCCGGGCTCGAGGCGGAACCACATCAAGTGGGACGGGATCACACCCTGATGGATACGAGAGACGAACTCGGCCAGTGATACCAGCGCAGTTTCGTCGAAGATTTCCTCGGTTCGCTCCTCGCCTGGCGTTGCTTCGTAAAAGCCCTCGCGAGCTGGCAGCACGTAATCGTAAACGTCTTGCCAGAGGTCTTCCCAATTTGAGCGCGCTGATTTGGCCCGGCTGAATCGCTTCAGGAGCGCAGGACCGTCGAGCCTCATGTGCCTAACTGCGTTGCGCCGCCACCGGACGGAAAGCCTTTGAATCCACCGGATAGCAGGGAAAAGATACCGCGGAGCTTGCGACGAAAGGCGAGGTTGTCACTGAACGCTTTGGTTGTTTGGCGAGCATTTTCAACGCGAAGCTGGCGCTCACGCTCGATTGAGATATTTTCAAGTTGCTTCTGTTGTTTGGTCTGCTTGGGTTTGTTGCTCATCCTCGCCCCTCCAACTAAAGACGACCTCACCACCAGATGCGAGAAGTCTACGATATAAACCGTATGGTGTCAGTATCAGTGTATTTCCCAAGCCGAGAAACCGGCTGATGATATTCGAGCAATAGGTAATCAGCGCACCGCTATCGTTGGGTCGATCGACAGCCTTGAATTTGACTACAGTCCCTTTAGTAGCGCCAATGTGACGCATAAATGCCTCTGCCTCGAAATCGAAAAGCACAATGAAATCAGTCGTTGATTGCCGCCAGTCAACCATGATCCAGCGGTTAGACCATTCACACCACTGCAGCACGAAACAGTGCCGAAATCCCTCGCGAGTGCGGAAAATCCAGTCCCACCAATTGCGGTCAGGTCGCTCTATGAAGTAAATCAGATAGTCGTGCGCCGGGAAGTCTTCGCGCGTCTTTTCTTGCCGAACACCGGCCACTTCGTTTTCGCCTTGCCCTTCTTCGCGCCCATTGTCCTCGACTGTGTTAATGCTCTGCCCTCGCCGGCGCCCAGAAATAGATATTGCAACGCATCGTGTGGGTGAGAATACTTGTTTTTGACTGGGGAAGTTTCGTAGCGCGGAGTACCACTCGTATTGATTCGCCGGAAGCAATAACCTGCTCGAAAGCCCTTGACCAGATAATTACATTCTGGACTGACCACCATTCCGGGCTGTCCGTCAACCATCCTATCGAGAACCGATTTAACAGTTTCAATACGAATCGTGGGGTCATTCGATGGCAGGGGCGCGGGATAAGCGTCAACGCCATTTGCTTTGAGTATTTGAAATGGGGATTTTTTATCTTCCCTAGCACTTGACCGAATGGAACCTGAAGGATCTCCATAGATTTTGAATTGCTGTCGTTCATCACATAGTAACTCACTCAATGTCGCCTTGATGACTCGGGCGAACTCTGGCAGCGACATATCCTCGGGTACGACTTCGCGAATGATATGCCACTGTCCGTGGCCGCTGCGCTGCCCAAAAACGGCCGCAGGGAAAAATCCAAAATCAAGACCGACCCAGATGATCTTGCCGGGCATGACGTTAATATGATCTTGCGCTCTGTGCGTTTCATCGTTGTAACTCGGGTAAACCACCCGGCCCTCACTGACAGTACCGAGCCGGTTCATTACATAGACGTCGATCCAGTCTTTTGTTTTGCCGGTGATGATCTTCTTGTAATACTCGGGCGTGAGATTCGCGGCGTTTTCGGCATCGGGGTTTGGCAGGTATCCGAGCACGTTGCCTTCCTCGTCTTTCCTCTCAAGCAGGGCAGGTGGCTGGTTGAAAAACTTCCACCCTTCCGGGCGGCGCAACATGAGTGCTTCTTGCTCGCTGATAAACTCAGGTAGTGGTGCATCCCCCGACATGATCGCCCACCAATGATCGTCTTCTGGCGCGTTGGTGTCGCAGATCATTCCGTACCAGCTCGGGCCGCCTTCTCGCATCGAGGGGAAACGACCGACACGCATAGTGCAGGCATCGATAATTGCTTTCGGCATCTCGCGCGCTTCGTTCGCCCATATACCAGTCAGCTCCAATGAGAGTAGCTTGCGAATATCATCCTCGGAATCCAGCGCAAGGAAGATAACCTCCATGTCGAGATCCCCGACCATGATGTGATGAGTGAACGGTACGCCCCATCGAAAGGGGCCATAGGTATCTTCTGGGAACCAGTCGAGCCAGGTCTTGATGGTTGTGGTTTTAAGTTGGGGGCCGGTATTACGGATCACTGCCCATCGGGATCGGCGTATGCCTTTCTCATTCGGTGCCTGACTCAATCCTCGCCTGAAGACTTCGACCGCCGATGCCACTGACTTCCCAGAACCAACCGGCCCCCTTATGCCACGCCAGAAATTATCATCCTTCATGAACTCGCGAAGGATCACGCCGTCAGGCTTGTAACTGAAATCCGTCAATAGTCCTCACGCATGATGGGCTTTCCGTTCATTGCAACCACTCTTGACGGTAAGAAAAATCTCTTTTTCGCAAGAAATCCTCTGGACTCGCCCATCTCTTTCAGTTTTTCAACAGTTGACGGTAAGAGCGAATCGATGAGTTTGTCGCATTCGTAATCGGTCAGAAACTGCTTGACCATCTCATCGGATAAGCCTTGCTCTTTACCGTAGACCTTGCGAACAATGCCGCGCAGCTCGTCGAGTTCGGACTTATTCAGCTTGTGCAGATTCTCTCCGGGCATTTTCTGCTTCCTCGTCGGCTACCCTTTCTTCTTCGGTGCGAAGATCCTCACCCGGTTGAGCGCCTTGCTGATTCTGGTCGGCCGCATTTTCGCGAGCTTCTTCGTCCTGAACCTTAGCGATCGCTTCGCGTTCTGCGTCCTGTTCGTGCAGCGCGCGTTGGCCCAGAGTTTGTGGCCTGGACTCTGATGCAGAAATCTTCTGTTCAGCGTAGGTAATAAGTTCTTCGATTCGAGTGGCGTGCTGTTTCATTTCAACACCGACGTTCATTGCTTCTATTGCCGGGGTCAGTCGTCTTGCTGCGGCATTGAGCCGTTTCTTAATTTCCATGCTATTTCTACCTCATTTTCAGTTAATGGCAGGGTTGATCTCTCCCTTGCTTCAACTTCATATGGGTTGTCTTCATATCCATATCGCAAGGAGTAGTAGAAGTATTTCAGGTAAAAGGTGATCCGACCATCGCGGATTTGCTGGTAAGCGTGCTCGAGCTCATGACGGAAGCACCATTGCGGGATCTCCTTGGCAGGCTGTGCAAACATGATCTTTCGGCCAATGACTACACCACGGACGCCATAGCGTTTCATCCAGTCAACATCACAGATGAACTCCACGCGCTTCCATTTTGTAGTTTGGATTCCAGCCCTCATACGCGGACATTAAACACCCTACCTTGGTTCAGTGCAAACGCAGATGGTCTTACCAATCCGCACATCGCAGACCGCATAAGCGTCAGGACCGCAATCTGGCCCCTTCTTTGGTGAGAACGCATTCGGCCTGTCGGGATTGCCGGCACAACCAGCTAGCAGAACCAACAGGATCAATAATTTACTATTGTTCGGGTTCTTCATCTTCTTCAGCTTGCGCACTCGCTTGAGCTTCGATTTTGTACAGCAGAACCAAATCATAAAAGCCGGCCTTCTTGAAAGTGAACTCGACAATCGGAGTTATTTGTCCATCGTTTTGCCCAGGTGGAACATCATGCTGCGCTGAAACATCACAGTTAGCTCGATACCCATAATTAAAACCGGACGCCGGAACAAAATCAGCATCGTCTGTAAAGGTTCCAATTTGGGCCGTGGTTGACGGATAAGTACCATGATCGCTGTCAATAAATGGTGCTTCAACAAGTCGAATCCGAACGGTATCAGGTAATTCATTCAGCCGGAAAATCTCGGTAAATGGATAAATAATACTACCCTCATCATCATCGTGCCCATCGACTGCGCCAACCGCATACATGAAGCATTGATTGAGGATTGGATTTGTTTGAATATAAATATCCTGTTGGCATTCAGCACGTGAATCACTGCCGGGGAAGGTTAAAGTTCCCCAACGCGATGCAGTGATGGCAACAATCGTCGGTGATTGTGCACCGTTGTAAGTCGGTGCGAATGGAGTTGTGCCAACCACTGCAAGATCACCAATGAAGATTAATGTACCTGCTGCAAGATTCCTTCCATCAGCTGTGATATCAACAGTGGCAGTTGCCGTCGCCGTAACGCCGGTATGATTACCGATCGCTGCAAGATTCTGTGAATCGATTCCTGTAATCGTGATCGTACCTCTGCCAAACTTCGTCTGATCCCTCGAGCCCTTGGCAGCCAGATTCACAGCAAAGTTAATCAGCGCAAATGCTTCCTTGGCAAGACCGGCAGAACCGATCGAATAGAAACCACCCTGCGAATTGTTATACAGCTCGATTGAACCGAACGCAGTACGAATGATTGCTTTCTTCTGACCGTCAATTGTTCCCGGCCCAACCTGGCCAAGTGTTGAGAAGATGGATGGTTGTGCAACTGCATTCATACTGCCATCCATGAGCAGCCGGCCATTTGCTGTGAGCGATCCAGAAACAGAGATTGCACCAGATCGGAATACCGTTGAAATTACCGTTATATCACTACTGACAGTGATGGTTGCAAAAGCGTACTTCTGGTTCAGATCACCGCCAAAGGCCGACATGGTTGCGCCGGACATTCTAATGGTGCCTGTTGGCCGGATACAGGAAACCTTACGAATCTCTGCTTCAGGCAGATCGCCAATAACCTTGATCGTTGCATAAGCAAAGAAAGTGCCAGCACCGTCACCAATAATTGTGCCTTTAGCTCGCAGCGCCGGGATGAAATCACGCCACAATACTTCCCAATCATCGCCTTGCTGCCACCGTAACAGCTTAGTAAGTCTGTCTCCCCATTCTGCATTTTCATCTGTCCAATACTGACCAACAACATACACATCGCCGTCATAGTTGTACTGAATAAGCATTGGTGGATATTTTTGAGTGATGTTGCGAATGAAATAATGACCATTCGCTGCTTCGTCACCACTGACCGATACAAACGGTTCATAGCCTTCACTGAGGCTGCCGTTATCATTGCGCCAATACCACAGGTCCTCATTATTACTACCATGACCGGCCCCTGTGAGCCCTGCTGGATCATCAGATGCTTTCCAAATACTTATAAACGGGCCAAAGTATTTACGGCGTCCAACAACAATACCGGGTTTACGCCATCTAAGATTCTGCGACTGTGATAGCGGAAAAGGAGTAACCGAACTGTAAATTGGCTTACGAGAATTGTAATTTGCTAAGGTGCGATTTACACCACCAGCACTGGCTGTAACAACATCGTCGGTTGGTTCTTCCCGAGCAACAAGATCACCAGCAATAGCAATCGAACCGGATGCAGTAATCGGACAGAAAGAATGACCAGCGCCAAACAAGGTGACATCGAATGTTATGGTGCCAGTCGCTACTACAGTGGCAGAAGGATTAGTGCCAAGTGCAGTAAGGCTCGCTGCAATTGCGATACTTCCACTGCCCTGTACATTCGCCGAAACAGAATCGACCGAACCAAATACTGTGATCGTGCCGCTGATACTAACGACACCCTTGGCGCCAACAGCAACCAAATCACCTGTTGCCGTAATGGTTCCAAAAGCACGTTTAATAGTGCTGACTTGTACTGCACCAAGAAATGAAACGGTGCCAAAGGCAAATTGTGTCAGATCATCGCCAACTGATAGATCCGCACTAATTTCAATTGAGCCCTTGGCTATATCTGCTGGTGGTGTCCCTTGACGTAACCAAACGTAAGGCGGATCAATGGGAAGTTCATCGGTGAAAATTGTTGTAGCGGAAAGTTCCCCAATGACAGTGCCAAGCCTTGCCGATAGATCGCCTATAACCGTGATCGTGCCGCTAACTTGAACCAGACCGCTTGATGCTATTGTTTCGCCGAAGACATGAATGGTGGCAGTCGGATACTTGTCGCCTGAATACGATACCGCCCTTAATGTTCCAGTAACATTTATGCTTCCGCGATTACCAGTGCTAGGCAGTTTTGTTGCGCCAACATTGATTGTTTGCTGATCTACTTTGTAGAACAGGTGTTGTGCGGAACTAAAAGCAAGGCCGGAACTGGCTTCTGAAAATACTGCTCCTCCACCAGAGCCAATACCTGAGAGCGAACCAGTAATGGTAATAGTGCCGGTAACTGATTTGATTGCCAGATCAGCATTAGCATTGATATCAATCGTGATGCTATCAATGAGATCGCCACCAGATGCCGCGTTGTAAACATTAAACGTGACATTGGCGTTAGCAGGATTTGTGCCGCCTTCTGTTGCTTTGTTTTTGTATTCGCGGCTGGCGTTCATCTGTAAGCGGCCAGCACCCGGATCTTGATTGTTTAACGAACCCGAATTGATGATTCGCTCTATCCAAACGTCTTCTGAAAATCCAATGTCTAACCATGCGCCACGACTGGTTGTGTAAGCATTTGAGCCGTCAGTGGTTGACCACTCGTTGCCGCCTGTTTGAATCCAAAGACCAGCCCAACAGTCGTTGCCAGGTGCACCAAAGGTAGTACGATCAACATCTACAGTGCTAAGGCTTGTCTCTGGTTTTGGTCGTCCAATTGCAGCCAGATTGCCAGTGATCGTAATCGTACCGGCAGCAAGGTGTATGCCCTCAGATAAGCCTTGTCCGAGAACCGTGATGGTTGCCGCAACATTGGTTGTACCCGTTGCAACCAGATCGCCCGTTGCAGTAATCGTGCCGAGTGCAGTAACCGCGCCGCCAAGATTTGTACCAATAGCAGCAAGATCGCCAATAAAAGTCGATGTGGCAAAGGCAAAGGACACACCGTTTTCTGCGACCAGATCCCCAGTTACAGTGATGGTGCCAAAGGCATTCGATGTTCCACGTGAAACCAGGTCGCCGGTAGCCGTGATCGTACCGAGCGCCGGATACAGTGATTGACCGACCGCGGCCAGATCCCCGGCGATCGCTATCGTACCTGCGGCCAGGTGGGTAGCTTCTGATAATCCCTGACCGAGTACAGTGATTGTGCCTGCCGTATTTGTGGTGCCTACGGCAGCGAGATCGCCGGTCGCCGCAATGGTTCCGACTGCGCTCTGCAATGACTGGCCAACTGCGGCCAACTGACCGGAGAAAGTTGACGTTCCTCCGGCCAGATGGGTTCCACTCGCAGCGACTTCGCCAGTTATTGTTATTGTGCCTGATGCCGTAGTGATGCCCACGGCGGTCTCGACCGCCAACCCGAATACGGGTTGCAGCGTGACTTCATAGAATCTGTGTTGCGCCGAGCCAATGGACAGACCCGAGCTTGCTTCTTCAAACGGTATGATCTTTGTGCCGATCGCGGCCAACGAAGCGGAGAAGGTCGAGGTCGCAAACCCGAACGATACCCCGCCACCCGCGATGAGCTCGCCAATGAACGTGGTTACGCCAAAGATATTGCTGTGCTGTGAAGCGTCGAGATCCCCGGTGATGGTCGAGGTTCCAGCCGCATAGATCATGCCCGTACCAGCGGCGTCCAGATCGCCGGTTATCGTGATGGTTCCAAAGGCCAGCGACGTACCCTTGGCGTCGGGCGCCAGCGTTCCGCTAAAGGTGATGACACCAACAGCAGAGATTGGCCCGGTCGTGTAAGTAACATCGAGCTCACAATTCGAGATATCGATATCAACCGGGTCGCCCTTCTGGGTCTTGGCGTAGGTCCAGTCAAAGCGAATTTTTGCCCCGTTCCAATCCGATTCGGTTGCGGTATCTGTTGCATAGGCTGTGAGGGTTATTGTCGGTGTTCGGTCAGTCCATGAACCAGCACCGCCGCTGTTGTAAATATCAACTTGAAATGAATCAGTGAGCGCCGTATCACCACTGGTTAAAATCTGTGCATCGAGGGTGATATCGTCATTGTCGCGAGTCAGAAAATGACGGGTTCGAATCGTACAGGTGATCGCCGTTACGGGTTGATCTGTAACAGCATCGGCAGGCAGGTCGTCAAGACCGAGTTCGCAGTAGGCGTCAATCGAGTTGTGCTGCGTATGCGTGTACGTAGAATCGCTTGGCGTTCCCTCGTTCAGAGCATCATGCAGATTAGTAGTACCGGCAGATTCGTCTTCAGCTTCAGTCGAAGCTATGGTGCTACTAGGGCGAAGTTGGGTATCAGCCACGGTAATTCACTCCGCACTTCGCGCAGGCATGATTGAGCGATACATCGGGCCAATCTTTGCAATTGACCTTAAACCGGGCAAACTTTGCACCCGGCCCCTCGATGTATCGCTCATCTTCAAGCACAGCATCCCACGATCCTAGTTCACGGCGAAGGCCACAAGTCCAGCGAAATCCCGGCTCCGTGTTTTCTTCAAGGAACGGGCATCGCCAATCCCGGGTAATGCAGCAAATGTCGTCCAGGTTTCGGCCCAGACATTTCATTACTGATTATTCTTCCCAAGTTACCGTGTAACTCGATCCGTTGGCATCAACGCCGGCGAGATTGCGACAAGACAACTGATCGTTGAGCAAGCCGCTAATCAGCAACCACGGATTCGCCAATGGCAGAACGATGTAGCCAAGGCCGCCATGCGCATTCCAGTTCTGGTTATGCAGCGCGATCGGCTCGGCAGGAAGCACCGGCTCAGTCGTGGCAAATCCAGCGCCGAACTCGAGCAACGGCGTCGAATAGGAAGGATGGTGATCTTCGGGCGTGATCGCCGTCAATGCACCAACGCCAGCAGTTGTCGGCCTGACCCACCGGGTATGGTAGCCAGTCGAGGTCGTGAGCTCACCGCCCCAACCAATACCGAGAATCTTGCCAACGTCACCGGCAGTACTGGCATCCATTGTCCAGTTATCGGCAGTCAGAGAGGGTGTGATTCCAGACTGAGCGCCGGCATAAGCTGGCATCCGTGGCAGAAACAGCCAAAGGAACTTGAGTAAAAACTTCATGGTACTTTCTCCTAAATGCCGAGAATCTTCTGATTCTGCGAACGTCGATAGTTCAATTCCAGCGCCTTGTCCACTAATTTTATAAATGGCTGGCAACCGTGGGTCAACATAAGTGTAAGACAGGGACCGCAAACAGGCGCAAAGCACTTGCGACACCAGCCACCACCACCTTGCTCGCGCTCTTTCTTCCAGTCCTGCAATCGGATCGTGGTCTGACAGTGCGGGCATAACGTAATGTCCGATTCGTCAACGCCCTCGCCGGCAGCGCGCGAGTCATTCATAAGATAACCAGCGCCATTGCCGATGCGTGTGATTATCCGTCCACCTGGGGGAGCTTCGTTCATGGCGTTACTATGATGCCTCCCATTGATAGTTGCTCGGATGCTGCTGGTTTCAGCAAAATACTGTACTGTCGAAAACCACCAAACGAGCTGTCATCAGCACTAAGATTGTCTGTATCAACGGTAAGACTAAAACCAGTGCCGCCAGAAGGAACAACTCCTGTTTGTGATAATACGTCAGTTGCTACATGTTCGGCAGTATCATACTCAAGAGCATTTACGGAACCCATGCTGAATGTGAGCACTTCTCCGCTACCACCAATTGTATCAACTTGAACACGACCACCCCCGGTGACTGTGATTATATCATTGACAGCATAGCCACTACCCTGCGTATATGTACCTTCGGTTGTGGGGGCATCATCATAAAACGTTTCATCTTGATTTTTAATGCGACCCGTAGATAGAGTGTGAGCATAATCATTTGTTGATCCTACAAATGTGTAGGTTTGTGCTACTCCCGCATCCAATTTATAAGTTGCTATAACTCGACCTATGTGCCTGACACCCATTGGCACAATATTAGATATTGGCGTTCCGGCTGCAAGCCCTGTCACATTAGCAGGGTTACCAAGCACTGAATAACCAGCAGACTCTAAAAGAGTGAGAAGTAACAGCACACCGTTATCAACGGTTGTCGTTATGCTTGCTGGATGCGGCGTTGAATCATTAGGGTTCCAATTCATGTTAGATGTGGCTGCCGTTAGCGTGAAGTCATCATTTCCAGTGCCTCCAGTAGCAGCAACAACTGCGTTATTCAAATGCCCGGAAACAGCGGTTGCAGAATCAACTGTAAATTCAGTTACTACTCCACTACTGACTGCATCCACCGTTACCAGTGACCCGCACGACATTGTTAAAACATCAAGCGCGGTGTATCCAGTGCCTCCAGCAAATGTCACATAATCCGTTTCGTCTTGAGCATCAGTCAGGAGTCCGTGGTTATCTTCTATCATCACTATGCGATCAATCGGGTCATCACCATCAATGCCACGGAAGATCACCATGAATGATCCTCTGAGGCCAGTAGTCCCAGAGTTATGTATGAGTGTTGCTTCGGTTTCGGAACCGTTCAGAGTTTTTGTGTAGATGCCGGATTGACCAACTGAGAAGCCAGCCACAACCGCTTCACGATCCATTTGTCGCTTTGTCCAGCCCGCCGACATGGTATAAACATCATCACCATAATCGTCGCGGCTATTAACCCAGACAACTAGAGCAACATCGCCCGACTGATGCGTCGGGATTGTTAAAACAACATCTTGGTTGCTAGGTTCAGGGCCAAGTTCGCCGTAGCTATCAACAAATGTACTCGGCATTAGTGCTTACTCCAATGTTCTGTTTTGCTACCCCAATCACCAGATCGCGGGCCGAATTGTAGAGGACCATCAACACGATGATGACAGCCAAGGTCAGGTGCTGTGCCGGGTGCGCCGGTATGAAAGTCTGCAAGGTTTGGGACAATCTCGCCAGCCGCAACCGCAGCGTTTGTGCCGGTTTCCAGCACCAATTTTGCTGTAAATGCAACTGTCTGCGGCGGAGTTCCGGCATCATAATTCGCAAAGATGTCTGGTTTCACAGCAATGCCATGCTCTTGCATCCCGGTAGATGCGTAAAGCTCTGCAATAGTCAAAAACTTAATCGTGTTAGGACTTGCTACCGTTCCCCATTGTGCGACTTGACCGACAGACTGACCAGGATATGAGGTATGGTTTGGATCGTCACCGTCCTGATCGAAATAATACCCGTCATAGTCAACATTACTCGACACCCAAGCCTGAATCCCGCTTTCGTTGTATTGATCTGCGTCCATATTAGACGAAGATGTAAACAGGGTAGCTCGACCACCCCAATAACCTCCGCTCCACATCCACACGTTGTTTCGTGAAATGCACTTCGTTAAGAATTGCGCCTGAGGAGTAGACCCCGAGAAAAATGTATTACCTATCAATACAAGTCGATCAACAGAACTTAACTTCCAGCCTCCAAAGAAACGGTCGGCAACCTGGTTATAACAGTAGTACCACGGACTCGCGACTTGCGCCTGAAATGTAAATGAATAGTTGGCAGTTCCCTGTATGCGATTGCCATAAATGCGGACATTTTCTGATTCGCCATCAGTGTTTGGCGCACTGCCCATATTATCGACAACATCATTTCCGTATATGTCGCTGTCCTTGCTCGTAAGGATGGCTTTTTGCGTACCAGTAACCTTGTTGTACGCAATAACATTACCCGATCTGCCTAGCCTGCCTTCACCCCCGAGCCAAATGCCCGACGCACCGATGTTGTTGACAAGACCATACCCCCAAGCATTCGGCAACCACAAGCCAGTGACCGTGTTATCCGTTACCGTCCAGTTAGTAGTGACGCTGCGCCCGTTGATGGAAAGCATGTAGCCAGAGATTGTGCAGTCCGTAATGACGTTATTCGTATGGGGAGCATTGACTGCGCCAATCTTTGTGTCTATAGCTATTACATCGGCTGCTGCTGCATTTTCTATATAGTCCGTGATTGCATACGTTCCACCGCCAGAATTTGAGGTAATGTCTATTGGCGGGTCAAAATTCGGTGCGCCATCAAGGTCAGCAGTTTCATAAAGCTCAATCTCGTCTACATCAATGACCTTGACGTAATACGGCACTTCGTAATGCACAAGCGGCGCAGGCAAGTCACCAGTTGAGCCACTAACGATATAAATGCTTACATCGTCAGCGTTTGACAAGTTGTGACCTGCCAGCGTGATCCGATCTGTTGATGTGTTGACGTTGGCGTCTGTGAATGTTTGGTACTTATCACTTTGGTCAACATAGGTGAACGTCAGGTTATCAAACCACAGGTAACTCGCATCCAACTCAATCGAATCAATAACCGCGCCGGGATCAGCCGGGTCTTCCTCGTAAACAATGTGACCACTTGTGGAATCACCAGAAGTCGAGAGTGTTGCTCTGGCAAATGCTCCGTTAGTGGGTCTGAGTCGGATGACATCACCGGGCGAGGCGTTAGCGTCAGCGACTGCTAATCCCTGCCACGGACTTCCGGTTGACCCATCGCCACCACTAGTACCCTCAACGCAATACTTGATACTGCCAGTCGGCTTAACAGGAATAGCGCGGGTTGTTGTTTCAAAAACACGTATCGCTGAACCACCGTCAGGGTCGAGTAGTTCAAGCACAACCTCATAAGCAGTTCCGGGCGTCAGGAACATCAAACTGCCAGCAAAATTATTTACCTGATCATTTGGCCCGCCCCACTCTGCTAAATAATCGCAGCGAATAAGGTTCAGACCATTCTTGAAAAACGGATCGCCCACCTTGCGGTATTTAACCGTGACAACAGCATCATGGTTTTGGTCGCCACCCCCTATTTCCCACACCATACCGATTGAATGGAACGTGTCTGAGTTAATCGTCAGAGTTCCAATAACAATCCCGTTAGGCTCACCACCATTTATGTCTTCGTACAGGTCAGGCGGGGGCTCAATTCCCAGATAATCAAAAACTAAGCCCCCTGTCGAAAGAATCGTCATCGATTACTGAATCTGAATATCCAGATCTCCGCTGTTGAATTGCAGTGTGTTACCGATGTTGATAACAACGTCTGAATCAAGTTGCGTGTAAACGAGCACGTTACCTGTCGCCAACGCCGAGTTATCGCAAATGGCAACCCACCTGAGCGTACCCCAGTTGGTTGTCACGGCAACGGCAAAGGTATGATCGCCGGAATTGCTGCCAGCACCATCGGTCGGTGCAGTCGCGGTCAAAGCAAGATGCGCATAACCTCTCGAGGAGCCAACTTCGTTGGTCCAGGTCGAGGCTTCCAGCTCCGATTCAATCGCGGTACTGGTGAACATCGCCAGATACACGGTCGTCGGTGATGTGTAGCCAGTGTTGCGCAGCACATGATCGTACAGGCTGTTTGATAGCGCAGTCGCAATCTCGGAACCGGCCGGTTTGAAGTCGGCATCGATATCGCCAATGTTGAACTGGAACTGGTTGCCGACGTTAATCACAACATCGGAATCGAGCTGCGTATACATCAGGACATTACCGGCAGTACTGGCATCCATGATCGCCATGTAGCGAATCGTGCCCCAGTTCGAGCCGGTATTGACCGGGAAGGTAACGGCGGCGTCATTTGAGCCGAGTCCCGCGGTCGGTGCACCAAAGGAAATGGACTGTCGCGCATAACCGTTGCCGGCAATCTCGCCCGTCAGCGTACCGGCCTCGAGGTTTGCGGTACTGCCAGTCGTATCAAACAGCGCCGCGTACACCGTTACCGGACTGGTATAGGCCGCATTCCTGAACAGATGGTCGTACAGCTCGTTCTCAAGGAAGGTCGAAAATTCCGCGAACGGCAGGAATGACCGCAGCAGCAGGTATCGAATATCAAACAAAAGGGTTTTAAGAAATCGCATGGTCTTTCCTCTAGGGTGGGGCGGTATAAGAAACAGAGAGTAGCTTAACAATGTCGTTCACAGCTACTTCGAGTTGTGGGAAGTTCATCTCTCCACCGGATACGGTAACTGCTCCGGTCAGGATCACGGCCTCGTCGCGATCCAAAGCAATGAACTCGGCGGCAAGGCCGGAACCGGAGGCCAGCGGATCGGACCACGGCAGGCCAAGAGCGTCGGCAACGCCGGCGACCGCGCTATCAAAGGCCGGGTTCGCCATCAGGATTGTTGCCAGCAAGGTAATGCCGCCAGTGGTGTAGATTTTTATCTTGCCCTCTGGATTGGTCGAACCCAGATCGAACAGATCCACCAGTGTATCGGCCATGACGTTGCGCGCGGCATTATCGTGGCGCAGCTCGCAGGGGAAGAAACGAAAAAGGCGACGGCGTAAGGTGTCGGGAACGCGGCTTGTCAGTGAAATCGATTGCTTGATCGTTCCATCGGGATTACAGATTACACCGCCGATTGTAAGTCGGCCA